TGACACTCTCATTCTCCAATTTCAAGAGTTTCTTTCCGGATATCACGTAATTGACAGCCCACGCTGCTCCAAAACTCTTAACAACACGAATAAATACTTCTTGATCAGGTCCAAATGGCGAACCAAAACATCCCCAGCTATAGGGGGCACAGCACGTATGGACGCCAGAGATGAATACATTGACAGTATTCTGACATTAGAACAACGCCACTGTTCCACCCCTGCTAACTTGCACACAAGCTCATCTCCCACACGGTCGTACTGCACACCATCCTGGAACATGCAACACACCAAGTGTCCCTCAGGAGAGGTCTGTATCAAAATTGCCTCATCTTCAAAAATGCACAAGGCAGTCAAAGGTTGAGGCAATTTGATCCTACGGGCATTGGCCTCACGACACATTGCCAACAAAGTTGGCTCCTCAACATCAAAAGCCGCCTGACGCATCTGTGAGACAACATTTCTAAGGTACTCACCAAGCAGCAACTTTGGCACTCCTTCAGTCGTTACTGCTCTATAAATAGATAGAGGCGAAGCAACTCTAAGTTCCTCATAAGTCATAGCAATACGAATTTTCATAGGATAATCATCAGCCTGTTGCAGGCGCGGAACATCCACCCATGAAATTTTCTCTAATTGAGCCGCTTGTTTCATTTCCAATAACTTATCATAACACAACGACCAAGTATAAACTTGCTCATCGTCATTAATTGTCGCAAACTGATCAAATTCCTTATCTTCCAGATCTTTGTAATTATAGGTTCTCACCCAATTTGATCTGAAGGAAAAACGAAAAACGTGTAACCTACGTTCAATGGCCACACGCTGATCCTCATCAAGGGAAACAAGAAATTTTCTATAATCACTAACATTCGAAGTAAGCACGACGAAAGACAAACCTTCGTCGTAACTCCTCAAAATGAAAGATCTGGCAGAAACCCAATTTTCAGGCAAAAAAACCTCATCCTGTCTATCCTGCAAATCTCGCAAATTCCTATTCGCCATCGTAGTTTTGCGGATCCCAGGAGGACCTAAAAGTAACACTACTTTCCTCTGATTCAAAATCTGGGATTCAAGTGCACACCCATCCGAGTGTACAGAAATACCATAAGTCGCGATCTTCCTCTCAACCGTTTGTTGGAACAAAATCTTCTTACGGCACTGTATATCATAAAGCTCACGAGCCACCAACTTTGGCAAATTGGCGTGATATTTACAAGATTTCTTCAAAGAGTGTCTTATCTCCCCATTTCTTACTGCCGGCATTGGTGTCCAAGTGGCAGTTTGATAAAAAGTAGGATCATCCTCAGATGACCTATCACGGGAATTAGTGATATGAAAAACCATATCGCGACGACGATTAATGGCTTCACCGTTCAAAACAATATCACCTGGCGTCTTACTCCAATATATATCCTCTCGATTAGTCGTTATAAAAATATACTTAGAGGTAAAGCACTTACCCTTATCAGGCAAATCGGCCATATTTAGAGGACAGGCCACTGGGCCAACGCAACGGATAAAAGCTAATATATCAACATCGTCACGTGTAGTCCCAAACTCATCCATCATGCATATAGGTTGGCCAGAGTAACCAGACCAAAACTTATCTGTAGGTGAACGCACATATGTGGTCAAATTCTCCCCCTCAAGCTTACTAAGCTCGTCAGTTACTGCCGAAAAGAAAGAAGATTTTCCATTACCACTACCCCCCGCAAGATACAGGGTCGTGCACTCCTGTTTGCCAATAATATTAGAGATAAACTCCATATATTTCT